GGTCATCCCGGGTAAAACTGACGCGCTGGGCAGAACGGTGACTGTGCAGAGTGCGGCGGAAGAAAATCTGCAACTGCATTCACCGGAAGCAACACCCAAGCCGAAGCAAACCTTATACCGGGCCAGCGGTAACTGATCATAAGTAAGATATTTGACAGGGAATTGAAAGATAATTATGGGAAAAACTTGGACTAAATGGGAAGTTATGGAGATTCAATTGTAAATCCTTTTCAGTATTTGAAAGGCAGACCGAACGAGAATCATGTTTAGTCTGCCATCTGATTTTACTAAGCTCAATTAGTTTGACCTGCCTATTCAGACTCGTTATCGAATAACTTACCTTGCAGGCGATCCAGTTCCTCCTTTCGAATACGTTTCACTACGCTATAAATCCATTGAATAGAAACACCAAACTTACGAGCCAGATCATGATGATTTTTACCGTTAAATTCGTTGAAAATCTCACGATCACGGAGGCTGACTTTCCAAATCATGCCCATAGGAAAATAGACATTCTGACCGCCCCAAACCTGCATCATATGGTTAGCAACAGCTTCACCAATTTGCTCGGCTAACGCAGGCTCAACATGGATTATTTCACTGACCGTGCAGGCTGTATGCTGTGCCAGTTCGACCAGCAGCTCAGGACCTTTGCTACGAAAATTATTCACATCATTCATACTTTTTCCTCGTGACGTGGTTCTGCCACTTCTTCAGTTTTTCAATAATGCTGCTGGCTTGGTCTGAATCCAACCACTGTAAACCATCAATATCCGTTTCACGCTTAATCCAGTGAGCTAAGGCTTGTTCAGAACCATTACGAACAATACCTATAGATGCCATTTCTAGCCACAATGCACGTATCTTCTTTGATTGGGGATGACTATCTAATGGACGTGATGTTTTGGATTTCCTAAAAGATTTAATCTTAAAACCGCGTTTTTTCATAGCTTCCAAAACGCGAGTTAACTGCGGGATATCCATCTCCCGCGTAGAGGCTTTTCCGGTTTCTGAAAGTAACATCTGGCGATACGTATCCTCGTCTAGTTTTAGATCACTACGTGCAATATGAATAAGCTGAATAAGTTTCTGTTTTGCCATCTTATTCATCCTCTACTATGTACTCTTGAATTAAGTAAACCAGAATAGCCAGTATTAACTTGATACTACTGAACTTGGCTTTTCGGTATAAGGCCGTTTTATCCATGTGTGGTCTCCAGTGGCTGTAAATCCCATGTTGACACAGAGACACCGTATTGCTGACTGCAATGTGGACAAACCAAGATTAAATCAACAACCCACTCACCAAATTCAGGAGTCTGAATAACCTTGGCTTGTTTTAGATTCATTTTTTCAACAGGTTGTTTGCAGTGATGACATGTTATTTTCATAAGTATGTTCCTTACTTAATTTTCTGTTCAAATGGATAATTGAAAAATCTTCTTTACCTGAATTAATTGATATTTCATTAATATCTTTTACAACAGCTTTATTTACATAATTACGGGTGTAGGAAGCCGCTGTAGCTTTAAACATAATTTTTCTTTTTGCCATGTTTAATTACCCTGTTACTTAATAAATATGTTTATTAATACCAATATATTTTCTTCTTTTCCTCAACAAAGAAACCTTTTTTTTCAAGTAGATCGACAATGAAATGCCGAACTTAATATTTACAAGACTTCCATTTCTTTGGTTATAGTATGTTCCATCCTTGTTGCAACCAATTTGAAACCAATAAAACCAGAAATTATTCGAATCCGCCTATTGTTAATATTAATTGTTAAATAGAACTTTTTCTTATAATGATATCTTCAGCTAACACTGCGAATAATATTGGCATCAACCTTAGGTATCTCATTAATTTCAGCCATGTTCATAGCTGCAATAATCAAGTTTCCGATAGCTAATGGATATAATAAACTAACAGTTTCTTTACTGCTATGCCGACTAAGACATAAACGGTCACGGATAGCACCAATAGCGCTATTATCTAAAATCTTATTAGTCTTCATGCCTACGCGACCAAATTTAAAATCCAAAAATGTTTCCAGATAATCATTAAGAGGAAACAAATTAACAACTTCACAACGTTGCACTACTTCACGAACCTCTTGATTACGTTCAGATAGCTTCAATTCCAGTTCAGGCTGACCAATCAAAATGATCGATAACAGTTTTTTAAATCCATCTTCCAGTTCAAAGAATCGTTTAAGGTGCTTTAATGTTGGTAAAGGCAACGAGTGTGCTTCTTCTATTATTAACACATGTTGGTAGCCAGCCCGTGAACTGTCTTTCAATATCTTGTGCAACTGGCGGAAGCGTGCTTCAGGCGATCGTTTCAAGTTTTCCAATGGCGCTAAGGTATTCACAATAGCTTCAGCAATGTTTGATGCTTTCAAGGTCTTACCTTTTACATCATTGTCTTCCATTGCTAATACGTAGGGTTCAATAACAATAACGGGGGTATTCTCCCTGTTAATACGGTCAATAAGATCACGACGCAATGTCGTTTTACCTGAACCCGACTCCCCTGATACTGCCAGAAAACCACCATAGCGGGCTGTTTGATACATGGCTTCCCGTACATAACGGCTATCTGGAGTCACAAAAACATCTTCAGCACTTTGAATTGCGCTATCTTCAAATGGATCACGAAATAAACCAAAGTGCTTTTTCGTAGCTGGAAATAACACTTGTTTTTTTAGTAACATGTATTCCTCCTCAGAAATGAGGGTTGTATTTTTATTATCGGTATCTGATTTATCGGTTGTTTGTACCACCTCAAAACTTTTTGCGGTATCGATACCTCTTTTTGCCAAGAAATCAGTAATACGCTGACGAATTGCATCTGCGTTCTGTCGTGGCCATATATTGTGGTTAACAATTTGAGCCAACGCCGCCGCTGAAATTCCTGCCGCACTTGCGGCTGCACTTTGCGTTAACTGATGTGCCTGTAATTGCTGTTTAAACACCAGCATAATAATCCCCCGTTAAGCGGCTATCTTTATTTCTGCATATGCCATTGATAATAAGAGATAGCAACATCACTCCCTGGCAAAATATCCTATATACTTCCTACGTTATAATGAGTTTCACGAAAACAAATTGGGTCACTTTTATAAATAAACCTCAGTTGTATTTTGAATTGTCAATGAAAGTAGTGGATCATGAACTTTAATTGCCATTTTTCTTTTCCTTAATATACACCATGAAAAACTAATTACCGTTAACAATACTGCGTGCAACAGTTGTTGATTTCCCCATGAATTCATCAACCAACTCATCAATTTGATCTGTTGGAACACCATTAGGAAAGCGTTTAACTATTTGCTGATAAAATTCACCACGCCATGTCTTACCATGTGATTGGAACCGTTCACGTAAAATTTTGACAACATCAACCGGGTTCATAATCTGTTCAATTCGTGGACTATGTACCGTAGAGGCTTGTCCACGTTTTGGCATATACGTTGGCGCATCATTACGTTCAATATCCAAATATGGATCAAACCGACCATTGAGGGGAAGTGTTTTCAATTTACGTGCTATTTCAGTTTCAGCCGTGCTGTTTGTCCCCATGATTTTTTGTTCAACTTCGGCTAAATTACGTTGTGCAATTGTTTGAGGAATGGCTTGGAATTCACTACCAATTACAGGTGCGCCGATGGCAAAGCCGTACTCATCTTTAGTGACTTCATTAACAAGATGGAAAGCATCAAAACCATCTTCACCAGTAATGACTACCTGTGCTTCTTCGTCACGCCACGGATTGCGGGTGATCATGATTGAATCACCAACACTCACGCTAGGAACGGTACTGACGTCATACTCACGTCCCCTGAAAGATACTCTCAAGGTTGACTGTACTTTACGGCTTTCTGGTGCACCAATTGCCAATTCACGACAAACGTTAATGGCAGGTGCTTTTACTAACTGTTCTGCTGTGATTTTTAGCCAGCAATCTGTACGGGTTTGTCCATGTCGGCTATGTATTGCACTGCGGTTAAATTTCATACGCCATAGCCGTGCCAGACGGTTAAGTTCATCAATATCATCAACCTGTCGAAAACGTAAACCGGATTCGAAATTGCGTTCGATGATGTCACGCGCTTTTTCAACAGAGCCCGTAGCACGGGCGTTACGGGCCTTGTGTTGTATCATTTGAATGCCTAGGGCCTTACACAAGTTACGTAGTGTAGGTGCTGTCAAAGCTGAACCGGGGTCAGTAAATAAAATTTGGGGTACACCGTGTAACACATCTGCATCACCACGATCTTGCATTGCGTTAATCAATACAGAAGTAAAATTCTGACTGGTTTCACCGCCAAATAAGTATTCAACATATATCCAGCCACTTGTGTGATCTGTTAGTTCAAACGACCAGACGCGATCATTAATGATACGAGCTAGATTTTTAGGCTTATTTTTATTAAATTCAGCCACAGACATCATGCGTAACCCACTGTCACTTCTATTGTTTTTATTAGGATTTTTTAGGTAATACAGTACACAAATTGAGGCGTCTAATTCCCAGACATGATTGGGATGCAGGCTAGCCAATTGTAGGCTGGGCGCAGGCACTTTCAACTGTTCAGGATGAAGTTTGTACTGGCGCAATGCACGACTAATAGCGTCAACGGATAACGGAGAAAATTCGCCCGTTTCAGTATCAATATGGCCTGCATTAATCAGGCCATTTGAACGCAGATCATTAATGGCCTGTTCGAAGCTATATAACCGTTTCCCTGTATTACGAGTGGCCTCCATCAATACCCCTGAGATTAGAGTTGCTTCTTCACGTGTCAGCGCGCTATTACCTGCATCAGAACGTTTCTTGCGTGGCTTTTTGCCAGAAACTTCACCAAGTTTTTTAATCAATGTTGAACGTGACATACAAAGCTCTTCACAAGCCGCCCGATATATTGCTTCTTTACTGCCATGTCCGGCTTTATGTGCTGCCTGTGCAATAGAAACTAATCGTTCGGTCATTGTGGTATTCATGTTATTGCCCTTATTTCTTCAATTTCTTTTCAAGCATTTTTTTCAATTCAGATTTATTCATGTGCCTCTTCCTTATCCATCCATTCTGGTCGTTCGAATCTTTCCTCTTCTGCTTCCGCACCTTCTTTAGCCCAATCAGGAACAATGCTGTGTTCTCTGTACTCAGGCAGATTAAAGTGATTACGTAGGTTACGAATTTTGACTTCAAGGTCATCGAGTACGCCTGCCATAAACCCAACATGACTAATATCGGTGCGTGTGGTATGGTCATTAAGCGTTTCAAATCCATTGAAAAGATTGGTGATAGCGGCATCAATAGCAAAAGACAATGAATTAACCTCTTGTGTCAAAGCTGCACCTTCTTCTTCCGGTTTTTCATGATTGATTCGGCGCTGAAGTTTGTGCTGGATTTCAGATTTCTCCTCAATCAAACTACTAACAAGTTCCTTTTTTTCTTGTACCGTCTGGCGTGAAATATCCAGATCAGCACGTGTATCACGCAGGGCTTTACGTAGTTCGCGGACAGACATGCGATCAATATCATCTAATGTCAGACCAGCTACAGTGCCACCTTCAGCCAATTCAGACAGTTCATCATCGTCTTCAAGCATCAATTCATACAGTTTGGAACGTCCCAAAAGCGAAAACGTTTTCGCTTTTGTTTCTAATCCAGGTGAAAGAAATTTGAGTGCAGCTTGTGCCATTTTTTGGGCAATACGGGGTTCCAGACCGAGTTGATCCTTAACGATGTTAACAAACTCGCCATGAGGTTCATTCTCTTTAAGAATAATGAGGCGCTTCCCAGCTTCTAACATCGCTTCAGCACTCTGAGCCATGTAGAAACGGGTTTCATGGACGATGCGATCACGTTCATACGGCAAACCATCACCAAACTGTTCCATGATTTGCAGACGGTGTGTTGTCATAGCGTTGAGATTGACCTGTAGATCGTCGGCAAGTTGAACATCTTCGGCCAGTTTTACTGATGTTGTATTTTTTGAGCGTGCCATTATATAAATCCCCTGTTAATTAATTTCTGCTACCAGCGAGAACGCGCTGATTCATTTCCGTAATTCTAGCCTGGGTATTAGCCATTTCATTTGAGAACGATTGTGCTATTTGTAGTAATTGCATACCTGGTGCATATCTGCCGCTACTCAGTTTTTGCGCCAGCCCTTCTTCTATTAATGTATTTAGTGCACGATTAATATTTGCGGGAGATTCCCCCAGTAATTCCGCTAATTCACCATTACTCAGCCCAGACAAGGAATGACCACGTAGAGCCTTAAGAACCCGTAATATGCGCGTACCAGAACTGGAAACGTTAATTTTGCGCATGTCACATTCTCCCTTTTCAATATGTGATAATCTGTTACATAAAGTGATAAAATAGTTAGGCCAAATTTAAATGCCTAAACTTGGCGTTTTCAGACCTAGCTTTACAGCTATTTCATGGGCCTTTCCGTAATTAGCTTTGGATTGTCCATTAAGAACTCGGTATACAGCTTCACGGGAATACCCGTTCTCCTGTGCCCATTGGGTAATAGTGATGCCGTGTTGATGAAAGCGGCTTTTAATTTTCTCGGGTGTCATGCTATGGCCTCCGGTAATGCAATGATGTTTGTACAATACATGACATTATTGTCCCATTAATGGGACTTGTAAAGGGTTTTGGTGACAAAAATGTCTCTTGGTGAGAGATTAAAAAAAGAGCGTGAGCGATTGGGGTTTAGTCAGTCTGATTTCGCGGAGATGGTTGGTGCATCAAGAAAATCACAGATAAGGTGGGAAAAAGATGAATCTGCACCAGGAGCTGATGCTATAAGCCTTTGGGCAAAAGCGGGTCTTGATGTGTTGTACCTAATAACAGGTCAAGTTCAACAGTCAGCCTCTACCGCTTACAAAAACAGTGAGATAGATGCAGAATTACTGGGAAAAATTGTTCATAAACTAGATTCGATGGCACAACAAGCTAATCGCCGCTGGACGCCCGATGAACTCGTCCTGCAATCATCAAAAATATATAACTTTTTAATTAAAGAGTCGGTTGTCGATGACAGTAGAATTGACAGAGTATTAAAACTGGTTGTTAATCATTAAAAAATAAAGGATTTGCATGGACAGAAGAGATGAAGAATTACAAACATTAGCAGGACAAGTTTTTGATAGCCTTAAACAACTTCCCCAAGATGGGCAGGAACGACAAATAACCATCAGCGTTGGTGGCAATAATCATGGTTCTATTCATGTAGGTTCAGTCGTCAATATTAACCCCATGCCATCTCGCCCGCGTGAGCTTCATGAAAGGGATAGTCGGGAATTACTTGCTATAAAACGAGAATTACTTATAAAAAATAAAGATGCTAAATGGCGTTATTACATCAATACACCTTGCCTGCTGTTACTTAGCCTCATGCTTATAGCATTCACGTTTGCCCTATGGAACGCTTATATGATATTTTTTGGTGGAGGACTTACTAATGTATTGGTACTTAATGATAAGATATTGATAATCTTTATTTCTTGGGCCGTGCTGGTAATGCTTTGTGGAAAAAAAATGGACAAGCACAGGAAGATAGAAAATAGGATAATAGATGAAAATCAGAATGTTCTTGATACCATAGATGTAATCTTACGACGTAGAAATTCTTAAAAATATAGTTATTTTCTATTTCATATAAGGGTATGGACTGTGCGTAACTTATTAATTCCCACAAATGCCAAACTTCCCAATGATTATATAGCCGATGGAAATAATTGTTTTCTTGATATAGAGGATAACGAAACAGTTTTATCTATATCTAAATCAGCTTGCCAATCTGTTTGTTTAGATCAACAGAATGTACCTGGTGGAACGTTGGAATTGAAACTTTAGAAACACATAGGATATTTATGTCTACTACAAATATAGAAAAATTTAATGAAATTGTAGGTATTATATTTGGGAAACTATATGAGTCATTTCCTTTAAAGATAGATCTTTTATCTATAGAGATAATCGGTGAACCCCTTCAATATTCTGATGGAATATACTCTGACGAACTTTGTACTACAGTAGAAGATCATAGATTTTTTCTGGATACAGTGGATTGGCTTATGACGAATGGTTATTTGGTAGGGACTATGAGCTCTGAAGGTTGTCATAGAGCCGTATTAACCGCTGAAGGTTTGAGGTTCTCAAAGTAATCCCTGATAGTTTAGAAACCCCATTAGGTGATCGTATTAAGGAAACACTGAAGACTGAAAGTAAAGAAGCATTAAGGTCTTTAATTAGCCAAACTCTCGGAATAGGTTTACAGTTTGTATCCCGTTCTATTGGCTTAGGTTAAAGGTAAAAAAATGGCAAAGCAAATATATTGCTTTGCCATCCTCGGTTATTAAAAATTACAAATAATCAGCTCCTTACTCTGCTTGACTTTCCCCGTAATTTTCAAGTTGTACCCGATATTGACTACTTGCATTGTCAACCCTTTGAACGCCTTGCGCATTTCTGGAATATCGTTCACTGAAATTACCATTTTCCCTCGGATGGTATGCGCTAGTTCTGCTAACAGATCATAGTTATCAAGCCCAAATTCTATGCCATATCCCTCTGTACCCCAATACGGCGGATCACAGTAAAACAGCGTATGTGGCCTGTCGTACCGTTGAACGCATTGTGCCCAGTTCATATTTTCAATAATCGTTCTTGCCAGTCGCAGGTGAGCCATTGATAGCTCTTCTTCTATTCTGAGCAAATTAAATCGCGGTGGGCTGGTGGTAGAAGTACCGAAAGTATGTTCTGCTACCTTACCGCCAAATGCCTGCTTTTGGAGATAGTAGAAACGCGCTGCTCTCTGAATATCGGTTAGCGTTTCTTCGGGGGTAATCTGCAACCATTTATAAATTTGGCGGCTGACCAATGCCCATTTAAATTGCCGGACAAACTCTTCCAAGTGATGTTTTATTACGCAATAAAGATTCACCAACTCACCATTAATATCATTAATTACTTCACATTTGCTCGGTACTTTTAGGAAATACAGCGCTGCAGCACCACAGAACGGTTCGACATAACAGGTATGCTCAGGAAATAACGGTAAAATATGTTTTGCTAATCGGCGTTTACCACCAATCCACGGAACGATAGGTAAAGATTGTTCTTTCATTATCCGTAAGCCTTTTTCATTAGCTGAAAATGAGTTAGGCTTTCCCGGTCATCAATAATCAATAATCAATAGCGGAAAGAGCCTCGGTTGGCTCACAGTACATGCCTGTGAGTTGATAGCCTACCCAGTGTTCGAGCGTTAGGCAGGTCGCTCTTATCCTGTCTTTTACTTTTCTGATGTGCTCTTAACGCCCTTTAAAATCCTTTTCCCAATAAATTGGAAAAACTGTTTCCATCAACGACTACGGAGACAGTTCAGTGAAAACTTTCAAATCGTTTGTATCACTTATCAAAAAATTACGCCTCGGTGGCTGGTTGTTAACAGCTGTTCTATTGCTGATCACTATCGGTTTAGTTTCCCCTCAACAAGTCCCTGTTGTGATCTACAAATTGTCGCTTATTGCTCTGGCTGTTGTCTTGGGGTACTGGCTAGACCGCAGTTTATTCCCGAAAGCAAGGCCCGGTCAGTATCTGAAATATGATGAAATACTCATGAAAAAAGGAAAATATCCCGTTCAGACTGGCTACCATATGGTGTTTGCTGCCGTTCTGATACGCCGTGCACTGATTGTTGCCGCTACCTGTTTGAGCGTAGCTACAGGGTTGTGATTATGAATTGGCGGCAGATTATCGGAATTGTGTTGCTGTGGTGTGGCGGTATGGTCAGCCCAACATTAGCTGACGAACCACCACACCGTTCGCAGCAATACCGCAATGATTTGATACGGGCATCCCGTGTGGTATGGGGATTGAATGCCCCTGTGGCAGATTTTGCTGCCCAGTTGCATCAAGAGAGTGGTTGGAAATCATGGGCAGTTTCTCCTGTCGGTGCTCAGGGCATGGCTCAATTCATGCCTGCAACCGCAAACTGGATCAGTCAACGTATCCCTGAATTATCTAATAAAGAACCATTCAACCCAGTCTGGTCTATACGGGCGATGGTTCACTATGATCATTGGCTATGGCAACGCATTAAAGCTGTCGATAAGTGCCAAAGAATGGCGATGGTGCTGTCTTCCTATAATGGGGGCTTAGGCTGGTTACTACGGGATAAGAAGAAAACCAAGGTAGTTGGTCTCAATCCGTGGGTCTGGTTCGGCCATGTTGAATCTCAGAATGCTGGACGTAGAGCGTCAGCATGGAAAGAAAATCGACATTATTCCAAACGCATATTACTGGAACTCGCACCTCGCTATTTGGCTTGGGGAGGTACCAGCTGTGCCAATTAAATTGTGGGCTAAACCTGTTTTATTGATTTTGTCGCTAATCGGCATGTTCGCTTTAGCTCACTGGAGAGGTCATACCACGGGCTTTCAGAAAGCAACGGAGACAGGAAACACTGCATTAGCACAGCAGAAAGCCGAATTTCTTCAGCTGGAAAAGCAATGGACAGAGCGGGAACTGTCAGCACTCAATGCCTTGCAACAACGTTACCAAATGCAGGTCCACTCAGCGCATCAGGCAGCAGCCAATTATCTCAACGATATTGAACAACTCCGCACTCAGAACCAACAACTGAAGAGGAAAATTGACCATGTTACCCAGAGTTGGATGGATGAAAAACAACAGTTTCATCCTGTTAATTGTGTGTTTACTCGTGGCTTCGTGCAGCAATACAACGCCGCCCTCGGCCTGTCCAGTGCACAAACTCGCTCTGCCTCCGTTACCTCCGGCGCTGATGAAACGTCCCGTGGAAATGAAAGCTCTGATGCCCAACTACGGCCATCCGGTATCACGCAACGAGATATCCTCGCCAATATCATCGACAACGGGGAACAGTGTCTTGCATTGAAAGCTCAGGTTAATGGTTTGCTGGATTACATCGAAGGATTACAACAATGACATTACAGATTGAATTTTGGGCTGCCGTAGGTTTTCTGCTCTCTTTCCTCGGTTTCATTTTTGGCATCGCAAAGTGGTTATTCAGCAAGGCCGAAGAGCGGCAGGAGGAAAGACACGCCTCGTTAGAGCAAGCGCTTAAACATTCCGTAGACAATTGGTCTCAGCTCGAACGTGAGTTTATGCAGTTTAAGGCTGACTTGCCGCTGAATTACGTGCGCCGTGAAGATTATATTCGTGGTCAAACAGTAATTGAAGCCAAGCTGGATGCGCTTTACAGCAAATTAGAGATGGTGCAGCAGCACCGAATTGCCGGAGGTAAAAATGATTGATGTTGCTCGTGTTCGTCGTGAATCATTGCGCTGGAGTCTGTTGGTCGCACTGAATAAAACCCGCCCATATACCGCCAGTGAAACTCTGTTATTGGATATATCTCGCGCGATTTATCCTGACGTCACTGCATTGGAATTACGGAAGGAATTGGATTATCTGGCAGACCGTAAATTAATTGACCTCAATAAACAGCCATCGGGTAGCTGGTTTGCTGACTTAACTCGTATTGGTGTTGATGTTGTTGAATATACGGTCGAATGTGGTCTTGGTATTGCTCGTCCTGAAAAGTACTGGAGTGAATAATGGCGCGTCGAAGCACTATCGATAAACTCCCTGAAGACGTTCGGCGTTGGTTGGAACGGGCTTTGACTGAATCAGGATTTAGTGGATACCAGGAACTCGAAACCTTGCTGCGTGATCAAGGTTATGTAATCAGTAAGTCTGCTATTCACCGTTATGGACAAAAAATAGAAAAGCGATACGGTGCAATACGGGCAGCAACAGAAGCAGCACGGATGCTCACAGAAGGTGCCGTGGATGATCAAGATGCACGTTCTGAGGCTGTGATCGCTCTGATTCAAACCGAAATCTTTGAGCACATCGTTAAATTGCAGGAAGCTGATGAGAAGGAAGTAGACCCAGCAGAACGAGTTACCCTGCTATCTAAGGTCGCCAAAAATGTTGCTACTTTAAGTAGGGCCAGCATCAACCTGAAGAAATATCAGTCTGACCTGCGCCAGAAAATCGCTGACAAAATGGAAGCACTGGAGAAAGAAGCCAATACCAATAATACCAATAATGGTGGTCGCATGAGTATTGAAACTTTGCGCCGTGTCCGGGAAGAGATTTATGGGATTGTCAAATGAGTGCAGCCATTCAACTTTACAAGTACCAGCGCACATGGTTTCTAGATCGTTCCCGTTTCAAGATAGGTAAGTTTGCTCGTCAGACGGGGAAAACATTTACCACAACACTGGAACTGACTGATGATTGTTTCGAAGTTGAGGCAACAGGTGGCCGTACACGTTGGGTGATCCTCTCCAGAGGGGAGCGTCAGGCCAGAGAAGCGATAGAAGAAGGCGTGAAAAAACACTGCCAAGCCTACAACATGGTGGCCCGTGAGATTGAAGGCTATTTCAAAGGGGCTTCAGGAGAACGCTATACCATGTTGGAAGCTGAATTGCCGGGCGGCTCCAGAATCACGGCCTTGCCTGCCAATCCAGACACGGCTCGCGGATTCGCATCCAATGTCTTTTTGGATGAGTTCGCCTTTCATCTCGACAGCCGCAAGATTTGGACGGCTTTGTTTCCTGTCATTTCCAACGGCTACAATTTACGAGTGACATCAACCCCCAATGGTAAAGGCAATAAATTCTATGAACTAATGACTGACAAGTCATTGGAACAGATTTGGTCACGGCACATTGTCGATATACATAAGGCTGTACAAGACGGCTTGCCACGGAACATTCAGGAAATGCGGACAGCCCTTAATGATGAAGATGCCTGGGCACAAGAATTTGAACTGAAATGGTTGGATGAAGCCAGTGCATGGCTTTCTTATGAGCTGATTGATGGTGTAGAGAATGACTTGGCTGGGCTGCCAGAACATTATCTGGGAGGCCCCTGTTTTGTTGGCGTTGATATTGGTATCCGCAATGACTTATTCGTTATTTGGGTATTGGAACAAGTTGGCGATGTCTACTGGACTCGTGAAATTATGACTCGCAAACGGGCAACATTCGCTGAACAGGATGCCCTGCTAGATGATGTTTTCTTCCGTTATCGCGTCTTGCGTTGCTGTATGGATCAGACTGGGATGGGCGAAAAGCCCGTCGAAGATGCCAAACGGCGGCATGGTAACAGCCGTGTAGAAGGCGTTATTTTTACCAGTAACAACAAACTGACACTGGCAACTAGGGGTAAAGAGGTGTTTGAAGACAAACAAATTCGCATTCCTCGTGGCGATCAACCCTTGCGGGCAGACTTGCATAAATTACAGAAAATTTTAGGGCCGACAGGCGCACCTCGTTTTGTCGCTGACAGTGATACAGCAGGTCATGCTGACCGAGCATGGGCAGGATTTTTGGCTGTGAATGCGTCAGATGGCCCATCAGGCCCTGTCACCATTTCATCCCGTCGTCAACGTCTGAGTGCTCAATTGTTGGGAGGATACTAATGGCTCGTGGTATCTGGGTTTCACCAACAGAATTTATTAACTTTTCCGAATCAAAGCAGTCATTCACTGAACAAATTGCATCGCGTAGCCGTTCCATTGACTTCTACAGTCTGGGCACATATCTACCTAACCCTGATACTATTCTCAAAGCCCAAGGGCGGGATATTCGTGTCTATCGTGAATTACGTACTGATCCTTTAGTTGGTGGATGTATTCGCCGCCGCAAGGCCGGAGTGAAAGCACTGGAGCGTGGTGTAGAACGTAGTAATGCCCCTGTGCGAGTCTTTAACTTTATCCGTGACATGCTCGCGGACTTGGATATGTCACGTATCATTGGCGAAATGCATGACGCTGTTCTATACGGCTATCAGCCTTGTGAATTGATGTGGAACCAGAATCAATCATGGTCAGTGACGGATATTGTTAGCAAACCGCCTGACTGGTTCCACTATGACCGTGATAACCAACTGCGTTTTCGTGCCCGTGATGCAGGCGTAGAAGGAGAACGGGTTCCTCTCTATAAATTTGTAACACCACGTCAAGATGCTACTTATGACAACCCTTATGGATTTCCAGATTTATCCATGTGCTTCTGGCCCGTCACCTTTAAGAAAGGCGGCATGAAGTTTTGGGTACGCTTTGCTGAGAAGTATGGTTCACCGTGGGTGATTGGAAAACATCCACGAGGTACGCCACAAAGTGAAATTGATCTGTTATTGGATTCGATGGAAGCGATGATTGATGATGCAGTTGCCGCCATTCCTGATGATTCCTCCGTTGAGATTAAAGAGGCAGCAGGTAAATCAGACAGCAGTGATATTTACCAGAACTTAATTACCGTTGCTCGCAGTGAGATCTCTATTGCGTTACTGGGACAAAACCAAACAACCGAAGCAAACAGCAATAAAGCCTCTGCACAAGCGGGATTGGAGGTAACGGATGATATTCGTGATGCTGATGCTGACGTTATCACCAGTGCCATCAATCAGGCTATACGCTGGGTTGTAGAACTGAACTTCGGTAACGTTGAATGTCCGGTCTATCGTCTTTGGGAACAGCAATCGGTAGATGAAACACAGGCTAATCGTGATGTTAAGTTGAGTCAGGCTGGTGTCAGATTTACTCCGCAATACTGGAAACGCGAATATCAATTGCAGGATGGGGATATTGATGAAACAACCTTGTCAACCACGCCTATTCCACCACTCCCACTGGCGTTCTCTGAAGCTGTTCACGCAGATTTAGCAGCACAAGACACCTTAGATGAAGCACTGGATATTTTGATGAATGAAGGATCATTGAATGAATCATTGGAATCTCTGCTGCTTCCTTTGTTCTATCGTGTTCAAAACGGTGTTAATCCCAGCGATCTAACAGGAGAGTTAGCCGAGCTTTATCCACACATGGACGCAGAGGGTTTGCAAGAGCAGCTAGCACGGGTTTTGTTTGTGTCTAACATCTGGGGGCGCTTGCATGAGCATAACCACGCCTGAACTGGCGTATTGCATGACATTACCTCCCAAGCGAGCCATTGGTTATCTGCAATCTAAGGGCTACAAGATAACGTGGGATTGGGAAGAACTTTGGCAAGAGACTCATGCCCGTGCATTCACGGTGGCGAAAGTCACGCGTCTGGATATTCTGGAAGATATTCGCCAGGCGCTACAGCAGGCACTGGATGAAGGCAAGACTGATCGTTGGTTTCGTCAGGAGCTGGAGCCAACATTAAGACGTAAGGGGTGGTGGGGAACGAAAGAAACCGATGACCCCGTTACAGGGGAACGTGTCACTGTTCAGCAAGGTAGCCCGTGGCGCCTTGAGACTATCTTTCGTACCAACATGTCGGTGCTGTACAGTGCAGGCCGTTGGGCCGAACAAATGGAAAATATTGATGACCGACCGTACTGGATGTATACAGGGATCAACGATAACCATACACGCAAGAGCCATCTCGCATTGCATGGTTTGGTATTTCGCTCTGACGACCCTTTTTGGCAAGCCTTCTATCCTCCCAATGGTTGGCGTTGCCGTTGCAGTGTGATTACCCTCAGTCATGATGATGTTCGTGCCAGAGGGGTGAAAGTTATGCATTCAGGTAAAGCAATGGGCTGGGAGTTGAAATTGGTTTCACAAAAAACAGGTGAGATGCAGCCTGTTGCTACATTCAATACCGGCATAACAAAAGTAGCGACTGATGTAGGTTGGTCATATTCGCCGGGGGCAGCATATCGTCCCGATTTATCCAGATATCATGGGGAGCTATCTGGACTGGCCCGTCGCGAACTGGGAAGACAGAATGAGTAATATCACTATCACCATTAATGATGGAGACCTAAGACGTGGACTGCGGGCGTTAGAATTGGCTACTAATGATCTGACACTTGCCATGCGTAAAATTGCTGGAACATTGTCAGCAGAAACCGCTTTTAACTTTGAAGCCGAAGGACGCCCGGCATGGATACCCTCAGTAGCGGCAAAAGAACGTGGTGGTCAGACACTGCAAAAAACTGCTCGTTTGATGCGTTCAGTCAGTACCCGATATGATGCTCACACGGCAATTGTCGGTACAAACTTAGTCTACGGGCGTATTCATCAATTGGGAGGTAAAACTGGCCGCGATCAATCTGTATTGTTACCAGCCCGGCCTTATCTGCCCGTAACAGAACAAGGCGAATTATCACCAGAAGCAGAAAGAGCCGTATTAAATACCATTCAACGACATCTTGAATCAGCGGCACACCGTTAAACGTTGCCTCACTATGCGGGTGATTTATCATTGTCATCCGCAAAAAACTTTATAAAGCGTTTACAGACTCAAATTTTCGGTATCTAATTGCATACAGTTCTCCACTTTTTTATTTCCTTCCGAAGTCTTTTCTAAAGCAGATTAAAAGTAGTTTTTTCTGATTATGGAGAAACTGCCTCTATTAACGTAATAGAGGCAGTGAAATGAAGTCACTTCACATTTTCAAATCCGGTACACATACCGATATGAATGGCAAACAATTGCCGTTCAGCCCCGCAGATTTGCAAGCTTGTGCAAACGCTTATGACTCATCGTTGCATGAAGCACCGATTGTGATTGGGCATCCAAAAGACAATTTGCCCGCCTATGGTTGGGTTAAATCGCTAACGTCTTCCGGTGATGACTTAATTGCGGAGCCTCAACAGGTTGATGTTCAGTTCGCTGAATTGATCGATGCAGGCCGCTATAAAAAAATTTCTGCTTCTTTCTATTTACCTGATTCCCCAAACAACCCCAAACCCGGCGTGCTCTATTTGCGTCATGTCGGCTTTTTGGGTGCGCAGCCACCCGCCATTAAAGGATTGAAACAAGTTGAATTCAGCGAACAAGAATATGGTGTTGTGGAGTTCTCTGATTGGAGTGATATCACCAACGCCTCACTTTGGGGGCGTTTGCGAGAATTTTTGATTAGTAAATTCGGTATGGATGAAGCAGACAAAGCGCTTCCTTCTTGGCAGGTAGATTCATTACGTGAAGAAGCTTATAGCACGGCTCAGCCTGCTCCTGCCTTTCATGAACCCAATAACACACATCAACATGAGGAAAACATCGTGACAAATGAAGAAAAAAAGGCGCTCAAAGATGAAAACACTCGCCTGAAAGAACAGCTTACTGCCCGTGATGCTGCCGACGCAAAGCGCAAACAAACTGAGCAACATGCCGGAAACGTGGCATTTGCCGAAAAGCTGATCACAGACGGCAAATTGGCGCCAGCTGCTCAATCTATCGTGATCGCCTTGCTGGACGCTGTAACCCAAGGAGATTCCCCTGTCGAGTTTGCTGAAGGTGATGTGAAAAAACCATTGGCTACTGCGTTTAAAGATCTGCTGAGTTCTGTCCAGCCTGTTATTGATTTTGGTGAACATGCAACAAAAGACCGGGTAGACCAAAACACATCATCAGATATTGCTGAGTTTTCTGATGCAGATCCTGAACGTCTGGCGTTGCATCAAAAAGCCGTCGCTCTGGTGAAGAAAGAAGGCATCAGTTACGACGTAGCCGTTACCCGCTGCCTGTAACACTAGGGACGTAATTATTGAGGAGAAATAAATGTCTGATTATTTGAAAGGCAAACGTATTGTTGATCCTGTGCTAACCAGTGTTGCTCGTGGTTATAAAAATGCGGCATTCATCGGCGAACATCTTTTCCCCGTCGTCGAAATGGAGAAAGAAGGTGCTAGTGTGCCGACATTTGGCAAAAGTGCTTTTGTGGAATATGACACCACGCGTGCCGTTGGTGCCAACAGTAACGTTTTGATCCGTGAGAAAGGCTCTTCGTTAGATATCGTGCTCAACGAACATGATCTAGCTGCACCTGTTGATTATCGTGAGAAATCGGAATCTTTATTTAATGAAGAAGCAAAGGCAATCCGTCGTTCCACCAATGGCGTGAATCTCAAGCGTGAACTGTATGCCGCTCGATTGGCACAAGACCCTGAAGTTTATCTTAATGACTCGGTGAAGAATCTGACAGCTAATGAACGTTGGGCTGGTGGCAAAGGTAATCCAATCAAAGTCATTGAAGCTGGAGTTGATGTTGTTCGTACTGCCATTGGTGTACGTCCAAACCTCATGACAATGGGGGCTAGCGTGATGTCACTGTTAAAATTTCATCCTGAAATTCAGGCAGCTATTGGAGCCAACGAACGTAAACGTATCACAATAGAAATACTCAAAGACCTTTTCCAAATCCAAAACGTTGTCGTTGGTGAACCTGTTTCTACCCCAAGTATTAAAGAAAATCCCGTTGATATCTGGGCTGATAATTTGATGTTGCATTACGTATCACCTCCGCAGGCAGGAGCAGAAAGCGCTGATGAATATGAACCCTCCTTTGGCTATACATTTCGCCGCAAAGGGATGCCTGTAGCGGATAAATATGAAGGTGTGGGCGGTAAGGTCAATTACTGTCGTTATACCGATATTTATAAAGTTGCGGTTGTTGGCGGTGATGCCGGCTATCTGATTACCAATATTGTGAAGTAAGGGAGACATCATCATGGCAGTAACACAACAATCCGTATTGACGACAACAATTATCGCCAGTGCGAACATCATCCAGCATCGTTTAGTTAGTACTGATAATGCACCGTGTCAGGCTGGAGCCGTTGCACTTGGTATAGCAGAGGTGGATGCGAAGGCTGGAGATGTCGTTCCTGTTAATGTATTGGGCATTATTGCTGTTGAAGCTGGTGGGCCAATAACCCGTGGGCAAGTCGTACAGTCGGATAAGGATGCCTGTGTGGTACCACTGAGTTCGGCTGAAAATGCTGCCGGAACATCTGTCGGGTTTGCGCTGGATGATGCCACAGCGGCAGGTAATATCATTCGCATCTTACGTGGCATATGACATGTATTGCTCACTGAAAGATTTGCAAGAGCAGATACCAACTCAATCATTGATATGGCTGTCTAACGAAGAACCTAATGCTCAGACGATCAATGAGCCTGTGGTTAACAGTGCCATCCGCTATGCTGATGAACTCATCGATGCCCATTTACGTGGGCGTTATATCCTGCCTCTGGCGGAAGTTCCCACGGTATTACGTGATGCCGCCATTACGTTAACACGCTATCGGCTGTATGCCCGCCGTCCAGAGGGTTCTATTCCTGAAGCCGTGATAGATGATTACAAAATTGTTTTGCGCCAACTGGCTGACATCCGAGATGCCAAACTAACACTGGGCCTGCTTTCCACAGGAAAAGATGCCCCTGAACCGGGGGAGTTTCGTGTTCGGGCGCGTCGTCCCACCTTTGGAGGGAGTAAAGGAATGTTGGAGAAATACTGATGGATGTTTCGCCGATCATTGATGCCATTATCATGAGGCTAAGAGAAAAACTACCTGGCTTACAGGTGGAGTATTTCCCTGAAAGGCCAACTGAATTCAGGCTGAACCATCCGGTGGGAGCCATTTTAATCAGCTATCCCGGTTCTCGCTTCGACAAGCCTGAAGATGTTGGAGCGGTATTGCAGACACAAACTGTCATGCTCAATGCCACCATAGTTTTTCGTCAGCTTAATGGACGTCACGGTGCCGTTGCCACATTAGATGATGTACGCCGGGTTCTCGGCGGATTCCAACCACCGAACTGCCAACGAAAATGTTGGCTGGTACGGGATACATTTCTCGGTGAGATAGCTGGTTTGTGGCAATACACGCTGGATTTTGCGACTGAAAGTGTATTTATCGAAGACTGTGAGTTACCGAATGGTTCGCCGTTAGCCCAAATCAATTATGAGGGAACTGAACAATGAAATACCTCTATACAGGCCCAGCAAGCGGCGTCACTTTAGCTGATGGCACTGAAGTTTTGCTCTGGTCAGAAAAAACTGTTGATTTACCAGAGCAGCATGATTATGTGAAAACATTGATCGCGCTGAGATATCTTCATCCACTGTCAGAACAGCAAAAAAATCCCCTGAAGAAAAAAGAAAAGCCTGAGGAGGCCACTGATGGCCGCTAATTATTTGCATGGCGTCGAAACTATCGAAATCGAAAAAGGCTCGCGTCCTGTCAAGACAGTGAAATCCGCCGTGATCGGCTTAATTGGTACTGCACCGATAGGGCCAGTAAATGCAGTGACACTTTGTCTGTCAGAAAAAGATGCCGCTCAATTTGGTACTCAAATGAATGGTTTTACCATCCCACAAGCACTGGATGCTATTTATGATCATGGGGCGGGAACTGTGCTGGTTATTAACGTTCTTGATCCTGAGGTGCATAAAGCTAATGTTGCCAGTGAAAGCATTAGCTTTGATAAAACCACAGGAACAGCGAAACTGGCTAATCCCGTGGTCAGTAATGTCTTACTAAAATCCACCTCTGGTAGTGCCCCTTATGTAGAAGGGCAAGATTATTCTTTGGATGCTCAAACAGGCAGCCTCAAGAATATCGGTAAAAACATTGCTGCGGGCGCAACCGTGATTGCCAGCTATGACTTTGCCGATCCTACATTAGTGACGCCTGCTGACATTATTGGCAGCATCAGTGCAGCGGGTAACCGTACAGGTATGAAGTTACTGAATGATACTTATAACCTGTATGGGTTCTTTGCCAAGATTTTGCTGGCTCCTGTCTACTGTACCCAGTTAAGTGTGACAACAGAACTGATTGCCCTTGCAACTAAATTGGGTGCCATGACCTATATTGATGCCCCGATAGGCACCACTTTTGTTCAGGCTATCAGTGGCCGCGGCCCGTCTGGCACAATCAATTTTAATACCAGTTCTGATCGTGTCCGGCTGTGTTACCCACACGTCAAAGTCTATGATGCGGAAAGCAATAGCGAGCGCCTGGAACCCTTGTCATCTCGTGCAGCAGGGCTGCGTGCCAAGATTGATGCAGACAAAGGTTTTTGGTGGTCATCCTCCAATCAAGAAATTATGGGGATCACAGGTATTGAGCGCCAGCTATCCGCCATAATTGACGATCCACAAAGTGAAGTGAACCAGCTCAATGAACAAGGGATTACTACAGTGTTCAATAATTATGGCTCTGGTTTGCGCTTATGGGGCAACCGTACCGCCGCGTGGCCAACTGTGACACACATGCGTAACTTCGAGAACGTGCGCAGAACGGGCGACGTGATTAATGAATCCCTGCGTTACTTCAGTCAGCAATATATCGATATGCCGATCACGCCAGCGCTGATAGATGCCCTGACAGAATCTGTGAATGCCTATGGTCGTAAATTGATTGCTGATGGCGCTTTGTTGGGATTCAAATGCTGGTTTGATCCGACCCATAACGAAGAAACGGAGCTGGCATCAGGTCATCTGTTACTCAGTTATAAGTACACACCGCCACCACCACTGGAACGGCTGACATTTGAGACCGAAATTACCTCTGAATATTTGCTGAATTTAAAGGGAAATAATTAATGGCCGGAAAAATAGAGATTAACCGCATCACCAACGCCAATATTTATATTGACGGCAATAACCTGTTGGGACGGGCTGAAGAAGTGAAACTGCCAGACGTTTCCATGACCATGCAGGAGCATAAGGCGCTGGGGATGGTCGGCAAAGTGGAGCTACCGGCAGGCTTCGATAAACTGGAAGGCGAGATTAAGTGGAATAGTTTCTACCGTGACGCCATGTTATCTGCTGCCAATCCCTATAAGTCTCTGGCATTGCAGTGCCGTTCCAGCGTCCAGAAATTCAGTTCACAGGGGCGCATTGATGAAGTGCCATTGGTGACATATCTGACCATTTTATTTAAGAAGAATCCGCTGGGCACATTTAAGCAACATGAAAATGCTGATTTTTCCAGTAGCTTTACCAGTACCTATATTAAGCAGGTACTGGATGGTGAGGAGCTGTTAGAACTGGATTATCTGGCCAATATCTTCCGTGTTGGCGGCATTGATCAACTGACCGATTATCGCATCAATATTGGAGGTTAAACTAAATAATGACTGCACTCGCTCCAAAGCCAGAAAGCTTGCCGACTTGATTGATAAGTGGACTCCTCCGGAAGGTTGGTTTTCCGATATCGGTGCAGCGAAAGGGAAAGAATATCTGATAGACTTTTTCCGTAACTGTAAAGGCTTTCGTACTCACTAATGACGGGGGCATCAGCCCCTTTCTTCTTTAATCCCCTTTAATATTTCCGTTTCCATACATGAATGATACTGAATGAAACTTACAGAGGAGTATCATCATGTCAACCACGACTTACCATCTTCAATTTCCCTATACCACGGCTGCTGGCGTTCGCATTGAAGAGCTTCAGTTATCACGTTTGAAAGTTAAAGATATCAAGGCTGCCCGGCGGACCAGCGAAAATCCTACTGACTGGGATGATATTTTGATAGCACGTTCGACAGGATTGTTACCAGAAGATATCGAACAGATGGATGTCGCTGATTATCTGGCATTACAGAAACGATTTCAGCAAGTTATCGGATTGGATCAGGGAAATAAAAACAGTGTGGCAAGCATCGGCGATGTTGGCACGATGGTTCCGGTTCCAGCCGAGCGAGATTGATAATCTGGCGCTGGATGAATTTGAATGTTGGTTGAATGAGGCCAACACCCAAATCAAACGCGAGAATGGAGGCGGTTAATTCGTGTCAACAGAATTTTCCATTGGTGTCATTATTGGTGGGGCGATTAGTAGTGCGTTCAGTTCTGCCATGTCTGGTACACGCCGTACTCTAGGAACACTGGGAGAAACGACTCGCCGACTGGAGAACCGACAGCAGGCACTGAACCGTGCTGTTGAACGTTACGGTCAACTTGGTTCCCGTAGTGCCCAACGTTTGAATGCGGATCTACAACGCATCAGTCGAACGCTGGAACAGTTGAACCGCCAGCAACAGCGCTTACAGTCTGCGGCTAGCATGAGTGATGCAGCCAAAGCGCATCGTATGGCGCTATATGCACAGGGAGCCGAAACCTATGCATTAACTCACACGATATCCTCTCCCGTTGTTCAGTTCGTAACAAAGTATGCCTCTTTTGAATCAGGATTAAGGGACATAGCTGTCACTGGCAATCTGTCTCCGAAAGAAGAGCAAAAAATCGGAATCATCTTGCGCCAGAACGCCAAGCAAACAAACCAATTACAAGAAACCCTGCTGGAAGGTGTTGGCACATTGGTTGCCGCCGGAAAATCTCCCATGAAATCGACCGATATGAGTGGATTATTGGGCCGCGTCGCCACGGCATCCAAAGCTAATATTAATGACTTAGCCAAAATGGCTCTATCCTTTGAGTCCCTGAAAATTGAAGGTGATCAAGCGCTCAAGGAAGCCTTTAACCGAGCCGTTTTCGGTGCTAAATCGGGTCGTTTTGAATTAAAAGATCTCGCCCAATACTTTCCAGAAATGGCGCAGCAATTTGCTGGTAAGGGAATATATGGTCAGGAGGCAGTTTCACAGATTATTGCCAGCTTGGAAGTTGGCCGTGAAGGCGCTGGAACGGAAGGTGAAGCAGCTACCAATATGAGGAACTGGCTAGCTTCAATGGGACGTGGTGATATTGCCAAAAGATACGCTGAAGCTGACGTCGATTATCAAACCTCAATGAGCAGATATGTTTCTTCGGGGTACTCACAATATGAAGCCTCAATCATGATCGCAGACCGCTTTATCAAGAGTAAAGGCGCTGATCTCATGAAAGAGTGGAAAAAAGCGGGAGCTAGAGGTGATGAAGATGCACAGAGTATGCTCATGGAATCCTTCGGGCTATCCTCTATTTTCACCGACGTACAGACAGTCAACCATCTCTTAGCCATGCGGCAACGTTGGGGAGATTATCAGCGTATCAAAACAGGCATGGGGACTGATTCGGCACAAAAATCTGTTGATACCGACTTTGATAAACAGAACGATACCTTAGAAGCACAGTGGCGGCGTACTCAAATTGAATTTAATGATTCGGCTATTAGCATTGGTCAGTCGCTGCGTCCAGCATTAATACAGTTAGCCGAAACCTTTATTCCATTGATGGACAAGACCGGAAAATGGCTGGCCGCTAATCCTGAACTCATCAGCAATGTTGTCACGCTGGTCGGTGGGTTCTTGGCATTCAAAACAGCTTCAATCGGTGTCAGATTAGGTCTTAATCTTTTGCTTTCCCCTATAACTGATATCTGGAAAGGTGCAATGTTAATGCGCACACGGTGGTTACTGCTTCGAATGGCTATCGGCAGTGGCGGCAGATTTGGTGTCGTTGCAAACATCTTGGGAAAAATAGCCGGAGCAGCTCTCTGGTTGGGTAGAATCCTCGGTAGTGCTCTCTATAAGGGCTTGATGGTAGCTGGCAGAGCTATTTTGTGGATTGGACGCGCATTATTAATGAATCCTATCGGATTGATCATCACTGGTATTGCAGTGGCCGCTTATCTTATCTATCGCTATTGGAAGCCCATCAGTAATTTCTTTAAACGGCTTTGGGTCTTAGTAAAATTCGCTTTCCAAATGGGATGGCAGGGAATCAAAAATATTTGGTCTAACGTCAAAGGTTGGTTTACAGCTCGATGGAATGACATTACTAATGCGTTTGATGGCGGAATATTTGAGGTCAGTAAATTAATTTTAAATTGGTCGCCATTGGGATTGTTCTATAAAACATTCGCTGACGTTATGAAATGGTTTGGCATGGATATGCCCGATAATTTTACTGACTTTGGTAAAAATATCGTTAATGGGTTGGTTAATGGTATTTCTAATATGCTGACCACGGCTAAGGACACCATTAAAAACTTTGGTGGCAAAGTTTCTAGCTGGTTTAAAGAAGCATTAGGTATTCAATCCCCCAGTCGAGTATTTATGGGATTTGGCGATAATATTGTGCAAGGTACGGTTGTTGGTATTGATCGTACTACGCCGTTGGCTGCTCGTGCCACTCAGCGTCTGACTGAGGGAATGACCCCTGATGTCCCACAAATCTCACCTCCTGAGATGATGTCGGGCAATCCAATTAAACGAACAGGTTATAAAGATGCTAGCAACAGCAATAATGGTTTTTCTATCTCTTTCGCCCCGCAAATATACATTGGTGATAAACAACAAACGGCTATACCCGATATTAGTCAAGCCTTAAACCTGAGTATGCGTGAATTAGAAAAACTGCTGGAGCGTATTGTTATTCAGAGAGAACGCCGGAGGTACGGATAATGTTTGCTATATTAGGTGATATTGAATTTGAGCTAATCACATATTGGGATGGCTTTGATGTAACGTTTGGTGTTGATTATGCTGAACATGCCCGAATTCAGGGTAAGCCCGGCTTGCAATTCGTAGGTGAGAAACTGGATGAAATTCAAATTAGCTTGGTCTTTCATCAACATTATTGTGCGCCGGATATTGAATTGAATCGGCTGCGTGAAGCAATGCGGAAACATCAAGCACTCGCGCTAATATTCGGAAATGGTGATTACCGTGGCTGGTTTGTTATTACTGATGTGACAGCCTCCAGTGAACAAACGGATTCAGTAGGTAATATATTTGCCCTCAATGCCTCGGTGACATTACGTGAATATATCGGTGATCCTAAAAAACCACTGAAACCGCCTGCCATTAAATCTCATGTCCCGAATACAAAAGCATTGTCTAATGCAATACCGAAACCATCAGGTATGGCTAAAAAAGTCAGGGATGGAGTGAATTATGCCAAACAAGCACAATCAGCACTGCAAACGATTATCAGTGCGGTACGTATTGCACAGAAGATGAAAGACAACCCGGCCATAGCGTTAACCCGCGTACCAGGTCTTCTTACCGGACTCAACAATATTGCTGGTCCATTAGGGAAAAGCTATCCGGCTTTTCAATCACTCGGTGACTCATTACCAGATGCAATTCAATTGACCAGAGCAACGGGGCAAGCAGTAACATTTGTTAACAATGCTCAATCGTCATTAAGCCGTGCAGATAGCTGTAATATCGCGGCTGCATTGGATTCTGTATCAACTCAACTTGAATCAGCAAGTTCAACATTTACATCAATATCACCCGCGCTCAGTAAGATGGCCGCGCAAATTACCACAAGGGCGCTTTGATCATGTTTCTTGAATACATTACAAGAGATGGCGATAGGTGGGATTTATTGGCTCACCATTATTATGGTGACCCTTTAGGTTACGCTCGCATAATTGCTGCTAATCCGCACGTTGCAGTTACACCTGTATTGCCATCTGGGATTGTATTGTTGATCCCCATCATTGACGCTGACGATGTAGTAATTGCAGAGGATACACCACCGTGGCTAAGATAATTGATACCAAGCAAACACCATCTATAACGGGTGTCTCAGAGGTTTTAAGTCCGACATTCACGTTACGATATTTGCAAAAAGATATCACAAATGACATCACTCCTTATGTCACTCGTGTCAGCTATACCGACAACATCAAAAGCGAATCCGATGAAATAGAGGTAGAGTTGGATGATACTGATGGTCTCTGGCTAGATAAATGGTATCCGGGAAAAGGTGATACGTTGACATTGAAGTTGGGCTATTTCGGCGAACGGTTACTGAATTGTGGCTCATTCTATATCGATGAAATTGAAGTCAGTATCCCTCCTTCTATTGTATCTGTTCGAGGTGTGGCAACGTCTATCAATACGGCATTGCGTACCAAATCTAACCGTGGATTTGAGAATACAACTCTGGCCGCTATTGCTAATCGCATCGCCAAGAAACATCAGTTAAAGCTGATCGGCAGTATCGAAATCATCAAGATTGACAGGGTGACGCAATATTCTGAAACCGATGTGGCGTTCCTGAAACGACTGGCCAGTGAATATGGTTATGCCGTTAAAGTTGTCAGTGAACAGCTAATTTTCTCCTACTTAGCCAGTTTGCGCAGCCAAGAACCTATAAAAAAATTACACCCTCGCGATGTTGCCCAATTTTCACTACGGGACACAATTAATAAAGTCTATAAAAAAGTTAAAGTGAAACATCAAAAGGCTGATGATAAAAAGTTGATTGTCTATGAAGCTGATGGCACGACCAGTACAAGTAGTCAGTCCAATCCAAAAGATAAGAATAGCGGTAAAGAAACCAGCGCAGATACCTTAAAAGTAAACAGCCGGGCTGCTAACAAGGATAGCGCTGAAATAAAGGCTAAGTCAGCACTGGATTTACATAATGAGTACCAGCAGAACGGCTCACTTTCATTGATGGGAGCCCCTCAGTTAACCGCCGGAAATAAAATTGAGTTGATTGAATTTGGCAAGTTATCTGGACAATGGTTAATTACTTCAGCTCACCACTCTTTTGATCGTAATAGCGGATATATAACCGAACTTGAAGTTGCTCGTGGCCCTGTTACATCAAGCAAATCCAAGAAAGATAAAAAAGATAAGACTCAGAAATTGGTTGTATATAAGCCCGATGGTTCTTCCGACACGATCATCGAGGAGGAATCCAAATGAGCAGTGTAACTCGTCAAGTTGGTACGATTAGCGCCGTAGATCCTGCTACTGTTCGTGCCCGCGTGCGATTGCCTGAATGCGATAATATGCGTACTAACTGGCTGAATGTGTTGCAGCGCAATACCCAGAATAACAAAGACTATTGGTTGCCCGATGTTGGGGAACAGGTTGAAGTGCTATTGGATGCGAATGGTGAAGATGGTGTTATTTTAGGTGCTATCTATTCCAGTGTTGATCAACCGTCAGCTAACAATAAAGACGTCCGTGGTATGACTTATGCAGATGATGCAGCTTTTTATTATGATCGTACTTTACACACCCTGACTATTAATGGCGGCATTCAGCACATTAAGATCGCGGTGGGAGCCAATGTTGTTATTTATGCACAGCAGGCAACTATTGATGCGCCGGAAACAATCGTAACCGGAAATATGTTAGTGAAAGGTCAATTAACCTATCAAAATGGGCTGTCGGGTTCTGGTGGTAATAGTGGTGCTGCAACCATTCAAGGCAATGTTAGCGTTAATGGCAACATCCATGCAACGGGCAGCATCATGGATGAAGGTGGTAACTCGAATCATCATTTTCATGAATTTCTTTAAACACCTTTAATATTAGATATACCTACAGGGGATAATACTGTCCCCCATGAATACGAACTCACACTCTGTTTTTTGGCAACCCGCTCTCCAGAACTCAGGCAAAATTGCCTGTGGGCTGGATGATATCGCCCAAGCAATACTCATTATTCTACGTACACCACGTGGCAGTGATCCACATCGACCAGAATTCGGCAGTAACTTGCACCTTTATATGGATTACCCAATAGACCGCGCGATTCCCCACGTTGTCAGGGAATTTGTTGATGCTATTACACGTTGGGAACCTCGTTGCCAGTTGCTCTCCGTGAAACCAACTGTCAATGGAGAGCATCTAACTCTGCGTGTGAATTGGACAGCAGTTGATGGCATTACACAATCTACGGAGTTGCTATGGCGCTGACAGAACCTGATTTTATCGAGCGTGATGTAGAAAAAATCACAACCGAAATGATCGCAAAATATGAAGCTGATGTAGGTAAGACTTTGTACCCAGCACAGGCAGAACGCCTGCTGATCAATTTATTTGCATATCGTGAAGCACTAACCAGAATGCAAGTTCAGGAAGCCGCCAAGCAGAATTTGGTCGAGTTTGCCCGTGCGCCCATTTTGGACTACTTAGGGGAATTGGTCGGAGTATATCGGCTATCCGCCCAACCGGCGCATACAATATTGCAATTTAGTGTTGATGAAGCATTAGAGCAAGATGTACTCATTCCAGTTGGAACTCGTGTTAATGCATCGGACAGTATTATTTTTGCTACTAATACAGATGCTGCTCTGAAAGCCGGCACACGGTTCGTTAATGTCACAGCTACTTGTACAGATACTGGATTATCAGGGAATAGCTGGCAACCAGCACAAATTAGTACATTGTTGGATGAAATCGACGACATTGACCTGCAAGTGACCAACACAATAGTGAGCAGTGGTGGTTCGGCAGAGGAAAGTGACGAGAGGCTACGTGTACGCATCAAAATGGCCCCTGAATCGTTTACTAATGCGGGCAGTCGTCAGGCTTATCGTTTTCATGCCATGCGTGCCCATCCCAATATTGTTGATGTCGCCGTCATGTCTCCCATTCCGGGCGTTGTTGAACTGTTTCCACTATTAGCTACGGGATTGCCTGATGAAAGCATTTTAACGCTGGTGAAAAGCTTTTGCTCTGATGAAAAAATCCGACCGTTGACTGACACTGTACATGCAAAACCTCCCGTGAAGGTTGATTATACCATCAAGGCGAAACTGACCTTGTACAGTGGCGTTAATGCACCTGGTATTCAATCGGCAGCAGAACAAGCCATACAAACATGGGTAGCTGAACGAGCAACAACGTTAGGAAAGGATATTGTTCCCAGCCAAATCATCTCAACATTGTCTGTTTCTGGCATCTATCAAGTCGTACTGGAGTCTCCCACGTTTCAGGTTGTAGGTGAAAATGAATGGGCGAACTGTATCGGTATCACTGTTGTGGTCACTGGAGTCGCTGATGGTTAAGTTACGTCTACCACCTCTACTGGAAGCTGATATCAGTATGCGTGCATTAGGTCAGTTGGCCTCTCGTTTTGATGATATCAATTTAACCCAATTAATGGTTTATCTCATTGATACTGTCGATAGCAGCACGCTGCATTGGCTGGCAAATCAATTCTCCCTATTTGGCGATGGCTGGGAGCTTGTCGAATCAGACAATGCTCGCCGCACGTTAATCAAATCAGCTATAGAATTGCATCGATATAAAGGCACACCGTGGTCAATTCGTGAAATTATCCGTCGTTTTGGGTTTGGTGAAGTTGATTTAATTGAAGGCACTGGTCAAATCAATTATGACGGACATGCCAACCATAACGGTAATTATGTTCATGGAGATTCAACATCTTGGGCAGTTTATCGCGTCATACTTCAGCAACCTATCACTAATGATCAAGCCTCGCTACTGCGTACCACACTGGCAGCGTTTGCGCCTGCACGCTGTCATCTTGCCAGTTTGGAATATCAATCTGTATCAATTTGTTACAACAATACTGTCAGTTATGACGGTAGTTACAATTATGGGAGCAGTTAAAATGGCTAATTTGCCGGAAACCCCACAGTGGTCAGAGGGCGTGTATCAAATAGAAACCTCAGACCCCGTGTTAGGTGGGCCTGATGGTATTTCCAATCGGCAGGCTAAACAGTTGGTCAACCGCACAAACTATCTTAAACAGAAACTAGAACAAAATGGGAATGAGCTGAAAGAACACACCGAAGCGAAAGACCCGCATACTCAGTATGCACCGAAAGCCAGTCCCATTTTCACAGGAACGCCAACTGCCCCCACACCGGCTAAAAACGCTAATAATACTCAGATTGCAACAACAGCATTTGTGCAATCACTGACGAATACGGCGAATCAAAGTGCTGTAGCTGCAAATAACAACGCTAATAGCCGAGTACCATCCATTCGTAAAGTGAATGGAAAAGCGTTGTCATCTGATATTTCATTGAATGCCGGAGATGTGGGAAGTTATGCTAAATCTGAGAGCGATAATACTTTCTTGCGTATTTCTAGCGATAAAACTGCAACCGTTGGTAGTTTATTAATTGATAGTAAAACTCCTTTTCCTGAGCTACGTTTCAAATCGAAAGATGGGTATATGGTAGGAATTAATGGTTCAGAAGGAAAATTGTTACATATTTATTCTAACGATCCGAACAATCAGCGACGTTATAATATATTAATACCTGAGCGAAGCGGTACGCTCGCATTGCAAAACGCAGCTATAAAATCTGAAAATGGCTGGTGGCAATGCGGGGATACGGGAATAATTATTCAATGGGTTAAAGTTGCATCAAGCCAACAGTCATGGGTAAAAATCAATTATCCAATTTCTTTTAAAAATCAGTTTATTGGCTATGTCGCAAGCATGTCGAGTATAAATACATCAACAGGTCACACATTAGTACGTAATGCAACATTATCGACGTTTGAATATCAAGCTGGCACTCCCAACAACAATGAGAATCCAAGCAAAGTTGTTCATATATTATTTTGGGGGGTATAAATGGTTTATTTCTCCAGAAAAGAAAGCGCTTTTTATAGTGAAGCTCATGAAGAATGCGTTGAAATAACCGCAGAGAAACACAATGAATTACTTACAGGGCAGTCACACGGTTTGTCCATTGTCAGTAATAAAGAGGGTTATCCAGTGCTTACTGAACGTGCCCCGTCCGTTTATCATAAACACGATGGTGAAAAGTGGATAATATCAGAAAGCGGTGTGATAAAACTTAGGCAGGAACAGCAGCAACAAGCAGAACATAAGAAACAGCAACTCATGTTCACTGTAAGTAAACAGATAGCTCCGTTACAAGATGCTGTAGATTTGGGGATGGCGAGTGATGAGGAAAATTCTCGGTTGACCGCTTTGAAAAAATATAGGGTATTGCTGAACCGTGTTGATGCTAGCTTAGCGCCAGATATTTATTGGCCCGAAAAACCCAGAGTAATAGAATAAGGGCTGCAATAAACTGGCCCCAATAGTTAGGCAGTCTAAGAGCCTATCCCAATAGGGTTTTGTTCCAAACTATAATCCCGCACGCAAAATGTAACATAGCTTCATAGTTTTCGACCTTCTTTTCCCATCGGATCAGTATCCGGCGAAAGCGATTCATCCAGCTAT